GCCATCGAGCACAGCGAACTCGGTGCTAGCACTGGTGCCTGGAACGTACGTTCTTGTTGCTGGGTTTAGTGCTGGGAAGGTTGCCATGATTTATGTGCAGCTGACTGTGTTGTTGTATGTCACGCTATTGATTACGTATTGATCAGCCGTGCAACCAGTCGCCCCGCTAGTGCCTGTATCAAATACGTAAGCAACTTTTTGCCCAGCGATATATTGCCCGCTAGTTTTTGAGACTGTCCATGCAAGAATCAAGGTATCTGTAACCCCATTGGTCCTTGTTACGCTAGCGGCTGCGAATGGATTACCTATGCCAAAAATCCAATCACATCCAGTCAATTCCGCCCAGGTTTGAGCAGAACCTCCGCAGGTCGTGGAGATCTTCCCATAGCTGACATCTTCGTATCCCTTGATTAAGGTCACAGGCGATGAGAATGCCCTTGACTTGGTTGTCGTGGTTCCGGTTAGGACGCACGTACCGCCACAGCCAACTGTCCCAGCGTCCAGGCCTTCTTCTAAGTAGTTGACCGTCACAGACGTGAAGCATTCAAACTCCTCAACAGGTCCGACTACGCCAAGAGTTCTAGGCACTCCAAAGCCACTTGCCGTAGATGGGTCTTTGCAGCGTCCAACGGCTTTGATAAAGAAGTCGATTTCGCTTGTTGTAATTGATAGATTCCATGCACCTCCAATAGGTTCGTTTTGGCAGGATATTAGAGTCTCGACAAGAGTGTTTTTGTTGATTTTAAACCAACAGACCTGCCCAGGGCATCCAACATTGGTCTCAGATACAGAAAGGACATCACTAGGCTGTGGGATGCCACCGGGCCCAGTTGCGCCAGTGATTATGTCTGAACCCAGTGGCTGCTCTAAGGGGTCTGATGGATTGTTCCATCCACCATTTGGGGCTGGTCCACCACTAGGCGAGCCACTAGGCAGCGACACGTTAGGGCCTATAGGTGGATCACCACCAGTCGCCCATGTGTCGTCTGTTGGCACATCAATGCCAACAGCAGTCCAATCAAAAAGGGGTGGATCAAAATTGCCACCGCTTGGGGGGTAATCAATCCCGTCAATGCCAAGCGCAGTGTTATCTGAAGCTGAATTATCGTCACAGCTGTAATCACTGCGACCAGCTGATATGTTCACATTTGAGGCAGTTGCTGATGCCACTTCAAGTGCCACCAGACTTCTACCTTGGCCATCAATAGGCAAGTGTGTAAGGTCAAAAACGCACGCTCCGCTCGCAGTTTTTTCTATCCTTTCGACCTCATAGAGATAGTCGTGATAGTCGAGTGCCGTGGTCGCCGTCTCACGACGCAATCTCACACGAACCACATCACCTAGCGTCAGTGTGCTGTTATAGCTGCTTGGTCGTACTGTCAACCTCAGCGTATGCGTTACATATTTGCGCCTCGCCAGGCGATAAGCGCCGACTTTAACAGCGTGTGATTCACTGGTGCAGAACTGACTTAAGTCGTATTGCTCAAACGGTCCAGCAAGTGCCTCGCCTGTAAATCTAATCTCAGTGGTGCGGGCAAAACCAATATCAGCATCAGGCTGCTGCCGCCACATCATCTGAAGACACACAGGCAGACGGTCCTCTAGAGCGATGTATTGGATCTCAAAGCCATCAGGAAGCAAATGGTCTTCTGTAAACGTAAAGACCCACGAAATCGCAGTCGTCTTGATGGTTTGGTCGGTGTTTACCGGCAGCCGAGGTTTGAATCCAAACTTGCCATCAGTCTCGACAAGTCGCAGCAGGAAGTCATTGCTAGTTCTTTCTAGCCAGCTGTCTAGGTTCTGACTTTCAGAAAAAACACCGTTGTAGAACAGTTCATTCACTTCGCAGAAATTAGCCGCGGCCAGCATCTGAGCAGTATCAATCAGTGTGCTTGGGATCCGGCCAGACTGGTTCATCAGATAGATCGCCAAATCGATGACGTTGTTGCTCGGGCCCAGCGTGCTGTCGATGATACGAGTAATCTGAATGCCTTCACGCACAAAAGCGTGAACCTGCTGGTTCCATCGCTGGCTGCCGTCAACGAAGGTGTTGACATAGCTCAGAGTCGTCATGTCCTCGTAACGTCCTGACGTACCGCAGTAGTAGGGGCAGGACCATGGCTGCTTACCTGACACGGTGGTGACGAAGTTGCCAGGGAACCACGTGCCGGATCTGCGGTCATAGTTCTGATCCCATGTCCCTTGGCGGCATGGGCCAACAAACACGTCTTTAATCGGGATTGTTGGCAGCTCGCCCTCACTGAGCACTAAGTGAAGGCTGACGGTTAGTGCATTGGTGACTCCATCGTTCTCGTAGCGTGCCTCAGTTGCGCCAGGGCTAACCAGAACTCCGCCGTTGTTGCTGACCCGCCTGCAAAAAACGATAGGGACAGGATCGCCAATTTTGTAGGCCTGCTGCTGGGCTGTCAGGTCATCAGCTGCCTGCGCAGCAGCCTCAATCAGCACCGGATCAGCCAGACCGCTTTGATACGGCAGCAATGAAAGAGGGTCCGAAATGTTTAGGCTCATATCCGTAGAGGTGCGCCGATCAGGTAGCTGGTGAACTTACGCGGCGGAACTTGTGCTCCTACAGGAGACAAGCTAGAGCCCAGCTCTACATTCAGCCTGGTGAAGGTGCCGGAAACATTGACTACCTCAGCGGTATAGGCAGCAATTAGGACTTGACCTGCCTGTGGAGCCGTCTGATCGAGCCTGTTGTCAAACTCATAAATCTTCAGCTCGCAAAATCGTCCAAAGCTCAGCGCCAGGTTGAAAGCATTGACAACGGTATTGGTCGCCGGCACTGAGATCGAGACAGACTTTCCGCCACTAGCACCTGATTCGACAATTCCACTTGCACTAAACGGTGCATATTCCCAGCTCGCCCCGTCCAATGTAACGGTCTGATTGACGTAATAGGTCTGCCAGCGAGCGTAGGTTGTACTGCTGTCAAAGATCCGCAGATATTGGCTTTGCGCTCTTCCCATCAGTAAGCACCCTGATAGCGCCTGCCGCCATAGCTACGGCTATTGCGAAACACCTGCGTACTGAAGTCTTGCAATGCTCGCTCAAGATCACCGACGGTCACATAACGCTGCCCATCCTGCTGCAGTACCGGCCCTGTTGTGATCTGAACAGTTGTGTTGGCAGCGCCACCGCCTCCATTAGGGCCCACAACGCCACCATCAGCAAAGGCAGGGATCACAGAACCGCCTCTCATTCCTGCAAGGTAGTTGGCTGAAGCTCTGGCCATCTTGCTCTCAGGAACAATGTATTCGCGTTCACCACCTTCGCCAACCATTGCCAGCGTCGGGCCCCCGACAACACCGCCTTTAGCGAATTGCGGTACTGAGACCGTCGGCACGTTGGGGATTTTTACAACTAGCAGCCTATTCGCAAGGTTAATAGCGAAATTGACGCGGCCAATCCAAACATTTAAACGAGAGACAAGAAAGTTCAATATATTGCGGAACACAGTCTTGATGATGTTGGCCGCTGCAATAAATGGCCCCTTCACCGCTGAACCGATTCGGCTGAATATGTTCAAAATGCCATCGTATGCGCGTTTGGCAAGGTCAAGAACAGGTTTAACATAGAAGTCAAAATAGGCCTTTGCAGCTAACTGCAACAGCCTGCCGATGCCATCAAACGCGCTTTTGAAAAGGCTGCCTATTGTCTTCAGAGCATTGCCGATCTGATCTCGGAAGATGTAAATTGCGACGCCGGCAGCCACCAGCAAGACAATCCAGCCCACGGGGCCGGTGAAGACTGCAGCGATCAAAGCACCCAACCCTTTCAATCCTGCAAGCAATGGGCCGATAGCGCCGGCCCAGCCTGCGATAGTCGCGCCGATCTTCAAGGCTGCGAGCCCCTTCAAAACGCCAATCAGGCCGCCGATGGTCGTGAGCACAGGGGCCAGCAAAGTGGCCAATACAGCAATCCCGCCGATGGCGACAATCGCAGTTTGGATAGGTTGCGGCAATGAAGTGAACGCGTTTATGACTTCAGTCAAGGCAGACAAAAATGGTGGCAGCACTTGGTTGACGACACCGCCAATGGCAACATTTAGATCATAAAGTGCTTCCCCGAACGAGTCTTGCACGCCAGCCGCACCACCAGCAGCAGCAACAGCTGTATTGCCGTATTGTGCATCAAGTTCTTTAAGGATCATCTCTTGAGCCTTGGAAGTGTTGCCAGTCTCAACAAGAGATTTAATTACTTCTTTTTGAGACTCTGTGAACTGGATCCCGCTGCGGCTCAACGCAGATAATCCCTTGACTGGATCGTTTAATGCTTTGGCTAGCTGCATAAATGAACTGCTCACATCTGTGCCGCTTACCTGAGCCACATTCGCAGCAGCTATTGCCACACGTTCGTAATTTTCAGTTGCGATGTTGCCAAACGAAGTAAGGAGTCCAAACCCTTGTCTAAAATCTTCTTCGTTAAAGAGAGTTGCTTTGCCGAGTTGATCAGCGACACCCTGCAATCTCTCTAGCTCACCAGTGCCTGCCCCAACATTTTCAAGCCCTTGTTTCAGCAATAAAGTCTCTTTCTCGAAGCCCGCTGCCACCTCGGCTGCATTGCCCAAAATCCGAGTCAGCCCAACAGCAGCGATAGCACCGCCCAGGCCACGTACAAGGCCATTGAACTTAGCAAACTTGCCGCCTGTCGTGTCTGCAGTGGTGCCAAGTTGCTGTAACTTGCCTTGTAGGCCGGCGATTTGCGACTGGCCATCAACCTTGGCGCGGATGGTCAGAGCGGTGGTCATGTCCAGCGCCATGCCTAGTCCTTCCGGTCGTTCACTCTTTCTATGACTCTAGCTTCAATCACCTGCAGATCCTCCAGCAGCTTCCGGTCATCCTCTGACC